CATTCTGGCACATTCTTTTGCAACTCCTTCCTCTAACATCTGTTGATATAAGGCGGTTGCAGAGTCAAACAGGGTTTGCATTTGTAATTCTAACTTCTGTCTGACAAACTCGTCAAGATCGTCTGTTGAGTTCTGACGATTCTTTAAATCTTGTTTCCTAAGTTTAGGAATAGGGATTACTCCCAACTGTGTACTATCAGCATATCGTTGGGAAAACTCTTGAAATGTAAATGATCTATGCCTCAGTATTTGAGCCGCTATAGCCCTTGTTGTCTCTATCTCTAGAGTCATGCTAGACTGTTCAAATACAGACCAATGTTGATGATTGATGCAATACTTGAGAAGTCCAGCAAACTTCTCATTATCTTGGTTGGATGGATTTGAAACTCTGGCGATATGTGCCATTGTTTTTTCTGCATCTGGTGTGATACTTACCAGTTTTACGGTCATAATTCCTCTATTTGGTCTCCATACGTCACTTTTTGTTTTTCATGATCAGAGGCATATTGAGATAAATCTGAATAAACCTCAGATTCAAGTGCCTCTACGAGTAACTTTAAGTTTTTTACAATGAGTTTTAGTTTTGCTTTTTCCATGTTAGATGAAGTAATTAAGGTTAATTACGCACCTACGAAGGGTATCAGTCGGGGAGCATCCAGCATGTAAAGTATTTGAGTTAAATACTACCATCCTGTTTGCTATACTGTCAACCTTTGTACCATCTTCAAATCGTGTGTAACCATCGTTCGTATTTACATAATATATGGAAGTGATACAATCGTCAACATCTGTGTGAAGATCATATTCTTGCCTTTCGGGTGTTCTCATATTTAGATTAGCCTTGATCCTGACGATTGAGATGGGTTCCAACTCATTTATGATAGGCATAAGACTAAAGAAGTGTGGACTTCTAGGTTCAAACTGAGCATAAAACACATGACAAAATTGAAAATATCCATCATCAGGTGTATTAACACCATTACCAAATTGCCATAAAAAATCAGGACTCTCCATCATTAGTTTGCGGAGAGTCTCATGGTCATCTGGTTTTAGGAAATCATCAATTACCTTCAATTTCATTCGCTTCTTTCTCTAATTGAGATACGACCTTTTCAGTGCCGTCCAAGAGTTTAACTTGAAATAGATTAGACTTCATATATTTTTTAATCTTTTTATATTTTTTCAACACTTTATTGAACTCTTCTTTATTGAGTTCTACCTTTCCTTGTTTAGCATCACCAGTATATTTGCTACCAGCAACGTTTCTACCATCTCCCATAGGAGAAGATCCACTAAATTCACCCATTTACAATATCTCCCTCAAAGTTCATCATAGCCAACAAAGTATCATATGGAATCCATGCAGGGTCTTCATTCTCGAACTGCACTTCTACTTCCTTGATATTTTTCTGTAAGAATCTGCTATATGAGGTTCTTACATTTTTCACAACACTCATAGGATTAATCATTTACGTTTTTGTGGTTTTTTAGCTGGTGTTTTTTTCTTATCTGGATTAAGCATATCCTCATTCCAGAGTTTAGGATTGATACTGCCTCTAGATTGAACCCATCCCTGTAGTCCTGTTTTATACTTATCGTAATAGTAATCAAACATTTCCACTTGTTTTTGACATAAAGTTACGTCATAACACACTTTGTCGTCCTTTACATAAGTTACAAGATATGCCGTGTAAGGCAACTTTGGATTTTCTGCTAGTTTTGGATCGCAATTTTCGTGTAGGATTTTCAACTTCGGTTCCCCCAAGTAATTTCTGGATAGGCTTCTGACACTAACTCCTTAGTGATGTTATATTTGGTGTTGAGAGCTTTATCTTTCACAAGAACAAGGATTTCTGCCTCTGGTTGAGGTAGAGTCTGGAGAATATTAATAAAAATAGACTCTCTCTTGATCTTGTTAAGTTGGTCGTCTCCACCCTTCACAAAACGGTAGAACTGTCTTGCAGCATTACGAATAGTTGTTCTCTGAGGAACACCCTGTTCTTTAGATGCCTGCACATCACCCTCTACAGGTTCATATGGGACATTTCCCTCTGGAAGTACGGAAATGACTGATTCATCAAAGTTCCAAATCATAACCATTTTGAAAGAGTCATCACCATGAGTGCGAAGAATCTCTAACTTTTTAGCCTTTACTCTTTCAGAATCGACTGCTTCTAAGAGTTCATGAACCATAGGATTTGGTGGCAGTTCTTTCTTTTTGACTGTCACAGTCCTTGGTTTTGTTGCAGTTTTGCGAGTGGAAGTGGTTTTCTTCCTAGTTGACGCTGATCTAGTCCTCGTCGTCTTCTTCGCTGTCGTCATTGTTTTCAAACCTCACGGCTACTATTTCATCAGGAATAAGATTCCCATTTTCATCATACATCTCAGGATGCGTGTACGCCACTTGATTTTGTAAGTGAACGTAATTGTTTTGTTGGGCTAACCAGCCAATTATACCACCTATCAGCAGAAACGTAAAGCAAAGTATACTAAACATGACAAGAAGTACAGTGGTTTCCATTTTGACCTCCTAAGGCTGTTTCTTTTTTATGTCCAACGATAATCTGAACTCTCTATTAAATAGACTCAGTTTAATGTCGAAGAACTTTGGTTTGTTTTGGGGTTTAGGTTGTCTCTCTCCTCGGAGTATAAGTTCTACGCCCTTATTTATGTCCATGTCAGGAGGCATCATTGGAGAAAACCCTATGTTCTTTTAGATATTTTAATGTTTGATTTGCGTTTCCGATAACCTTATTATCTAACATTACTTGAGGCAAATCAATCACATCTGGGAATTTGAGTTCAAATTCCTCTGCTGTGTAGTCTTTGTTTAATTCTTTGTAGACATAATCTCTACCTAACATTTCAAAGACCGTTTTGACCTTATAACACATGGGGCATTCTTCTTTCCCATAAATTGTAAACATAATTAATACCTAATTACTTCTACTTTTTCCCACTCACATTGATAGACAAGTAAACCTCCGAGTGTTTCTTCGTTATAGCATACTGTAAAGTATGATTGTAGTTTTTTACCGTCAAGTCTCCTTTTGGGAGTGTCTTGAGAATCTACAAAAAGAACCCGACCTTCTAGTGGTTTTCCACCTAAAACATCAGGTACTCTAACTACTGATCCTTCACGAATAGATCTCGTTTTCGCAGTGTCTAAGAAAATGGGCTTCGATTCCGTTGGTGTCTGCTTTCCCTTGCGATACCCAGATATCGCAGAATTCGTAGAGTTGTCGGACATGAGAGAGGGTGTTGTATTTTTTGAGAGCGAGGAAGGTCTTTTGACGGATGGCCATGCGCTCTTCATTATAACGCCAGTCATTCACCATCTTCCTTACTCTCCTTGATTGCTCTATCTAGTTTATCAAAGAGCCCATCGGTAGTCATCAAAGTCTCTATGTGAGATAACATACCTCCCAACTCCCTACAAATGTAAGGTCTTTCTGTTCTTGCAGCGAAGGCGAGAGCTTCTCGAATGTTCCTCTCCGCCTCTTTCATACTGTCTTCTACTTGTTTAGATAATGCCATCAGTTTTTCTGAATTGAATCCCAATCTTTCTGGAACAGGTCAAGTCCTTTGTCTGTAAGAATATGATTATACATCTTATCGAATACACCAACAGGTAATGTACAAACATCACTACCAGCACCAAAACAACGTCCTACATGATGAACATCTCTTAGAGATGCAGAAAGAACCTGAGTTCTTGCAAGGTGTTCACGATATACGGAAGCGATTGATTGAACCAAAGCAACTCCAGAGAAGGAATTGTCATTCAACCTTCCAACAAAAGGAGAAACATATGTTGCATCTGCTTTTGCAGCAAGAATCGCCTGGGAAACAGAGAATACCAAAGTCACATTGGTAGTGAATCCATCGGATACAAGTAACTTACATGCTTTCAGTCCTTCAACTGTACATGGAACTTTGATAGTCACATTCTTCATTTCTTTGAAGACTTGAGCCTGTTCAACCATGTCCAGAGCGTCATCTGCAACAACTTCAGCAGAGATGGACTCAAAATGAGGGAAGTCCTGAGAGAGTTGTCTAATGACCTCTACAGGGTCTCTACCGCTTTTGCGGATAAGTGTGGGGTTTGTAGTTACGCCGTCAATCAGACCCGACTGGTCACGTTTGGCGATTTCATCATATTCTGCTGTGTCAAGAAAGATTTTCATCATTTGGTTTGGGTTTTTTGTAAAGTTTCTTTATTAACTTGGCGTATTTCACGTCCTCTTCAGTATACCAGCTAGGATGCTTTTTTGCAACCTTTATTAGTCGTTTTGCTGTTTTTCTCTGATCCTTTCTAATGATTTCGTCCAACATGTTCGCTCTTTTTCTCTACTCCGTGTTTTACTATTTAACACACCAGATAGGTAAAAGTACGCTTTGGAACCATAACATCCAGATTCTCTTAACTTTCTGACAATCAAGAGTTGTTCTTCTAGTATGTTCAACGTCTTAGTGTCTGCAAGTAGTTCAGAACCTCCTCACGAATCCACATTAGTTCGTTATAGCAACCTTGATTATGAGCACAAGATCTAAGTTTAGAGTCTGGTTGATGAACAGATTCAATAAAGATGTCAAGTCCACGATTCCATTTAACATCTTGAGATTCATGTTCGTCTATCTTAAGTCTGTCATTCATAATTCTAAAGGTTTCGGAGGGTTTTCTGGGTGTTCGGTGCAGTATTTATCAGCACCAGTGACTATTTTTACTTGTTCAATGGTCATCCACTGCTTTTCCATCTCCGATACCAAATAAGAAATCTTTTTGTTCTGTATATCTACAGTTTCTAAAAGATATGCAATGGTATGAGCAAGAGTTTGCCTATTACCATTCTCATCTTTGAGGTAAATTGAGTAGGATGTTCGGAATTTACGAACCAAGTGGATTCTTAGTATAACATAAAGAATCAGGTTAGTAAAGAGAATCCAGAAAAAAGTCATTTCTTAAATTTCGATTTAACAAATCCAAAGGTCATTTTGGCGAAACTCCACAATACTGTCATGGCAGGGTATGGATCTCCCTCTGACAATTCATTGAACATATACATGTTCAAACGAAATGCGTAATTTGCTTCAACTATTACATCATTTTTTTCTGAACTCTTTAAAGGTAGAGAATCCAGTGCTTTACGATACTTATCTTTAAAGATTTTAGAATGAGGTATTTCGTCAAACTTGTAGAAGTCAAGACCTCCATCATACAAGTTAAGTGCCTTTTGTGCAATATTCTTAAGAATCATTCCACCAGATAAGTCACCCAAGTAACGTGTGTAGTGATGTCCTACAAGTAATTCTGGTTCTACCTCTTCAATACGAGCAATGTACTGTTTGGCAGCGGCAGAAGGAGATACTGTCTTTTTCCAATCAGATCCATAAAAATACTCACAATCTCTTGCTAAAGAATCAACTCTCTTGAGTTGATCAAAGGCAATAGGAGCGATTGCAGGGTGTTCCTTATTTTTGTCAATTTCTTTTTCAAGAGCTTGATAGACAAAATAGAAATTAGCAACCAGTTTCCTGTAATTCTCCTTACTGATGACACCAGAGAGAAAATTGGAAACAAATCCAGTGTTTTCTGCAGCGGTATGAGAAACCTTGGTGCCTTCTTTGATTTCTTTTGAAAAATTCATAATGTCATTATAGTGTGTCTTTCTCTTTTTGTCCAGCTGGATGGAAAGAGTATTCATTATCCCATTTAAACTTGGTATTGTTCAACACATGCTTTTTTTTAAAAAGTCTATTAAACAGTCTTTTAATCTTCTGAATCATTTTTCTTTATATAATCAACAAATAAAATGCCTTCTAGATGGTCAATTTCATGTTGAACTACCCTTGCGGCAATACCATCTAGTTTCCATTTCTTATATTTACCCTCTTTATTCTGGAAGGTTATTTTTATCTCTTTTGGACGTAATACCTCCCCATTTTGGTCTGGAACGCTCAAACACCCTTCATCAAATAAGACCTTTTCTTCACTTTTCCACGTTATTTTTGGATTTACCATCAAATGAGCATATTTGCCATGTTCCTCTGTTGTCTCATCTACTATTATCACTCTTTTATTGATTCCTATCTGTGGTGCTGCTAAACCAATACCATCTGCTTCCCACATAGCATCACACATGTCTTTATAGAGTTCTGTCATTTCCTTTTTATCAAAAACGACTTCCTCAGAGATAACTCTGAGGCATCTATCTCCAATAGTTTTAATCTTCTTCGGGGAAGTCATATGGTCCTTTTAGTTTACGTTCTAGTTCTCTTTCATCAAGAACTTCATGTAATAGTTTTTTAATTTCTTGTTTTAATTTATCTGAGAGCAATTCAAGAGTCATGGTCATGTCCACCAATATTACTGAACCTCTCATTACGCCCATGTCCGTGAGCAATACCTAATTCATGCTCTCTTGCATGTTCGGCAATTTCATCTTTGAGATCTTTACCCCCTGCACCAAAAGTCATGTATATTCCGTACACAACTGTTGCCAGTAGTAAAACACCTAAAAATACTGCATATGCAGCTCCACCTTGCAATTCTGCATGTGGTATTAAAGTAATAAAAGTCATCTTCGTACAATAAAAACATCATCTTCGCCATCTTCATCTTCATCTCTTTGAGGATTGAAGACTAATAGCTGTTCTCCAGACTGTACATCTTGCATTTCTGGATGTAAGTCGGATCTCTTGGTTTTTGTCGGTTTGTTCATTTCATCAAACGTCGCAGTCATAGTTTTGAACATAAACGCAAATGTCGCCCCAAATAGAGCGACAAAAAAGGTCAAATACAAAAATACCATGAAATCGTTCATCTGTTGAATATCTTTTGGATAGGAACTTGCCTCAATTTATCTATAACGTCAACTTCGACTCTATCTACGATCTTGTCTAATAAATCGATATCAATCTGCATGAATGGAGGAATGACACCTAGTAAACGAAGTAATCCGTCTACAAATAGAGCAAGAGTGGTAAATCCAAGAATCATAGAGATAACTGTTGCATCTCTATTGTGTTTTGCCATAGATGCCTCATCAATCTTTCTCGCCTCGTCTATGGCGTATTTGATGAGTTCGTCAACTTCTTCTCTTGTGTATGTATCCCTTTTTGGTTTATACACGTCGGAAATAGGTAAATCCATAAGCTGACCCTGTAGGACAGAAAAATACCCGAATTTTTTTTGCAGCTTTTTAGGTTTTAAAAGCTGATTTTCGTTTTGGCTAGTATCGATCTGGAATTTTGTCATAACTTTCACAGTAGTCTAGAGGTTTCGCTTGTCGGATACATCCAACAGCTCTTTCAAAACAAACTGAATTGAATCTGCCATCTACTCCGATCAACTTTATCTTAGTATGTTGAGAACGAATCTCAACTTCTTCTACTAAGTATGTATTTCCTTTGATAAGTTTGAGCTGAGGATCATCGTTGTTCCCCCACCTAACTTGCTCAGGTGTACAACCCAAAAATCTGACTTGATCTCCTATTTTCATAGTCCTCTGTGTGGATCATAATATAAAAGTGTCCATGCAATGTAAATGGTTGCTAGGACACTAGGAATTAGTACTAAGGGCATTGTAATGCGTAATTGTTTAAATTATATCGGGATTTTGCTCCTCTGTCAAGGGGAATCCCATTGTTTTTATTTCTAGTAACTCTCTAAGGAAGCGAACCTCCTGTTTGAGTTTCTCGTTTTCCTTTTCTAGGAAGTCGCAGTGTTCTGCGTAGATAATAATGCTCATAAATGCGAAGAGACCCCCTTTCGGAGGTCTCAGAGTTTAGTTCATTGGTTTTTAATTACCTTAAGATTTCGGTACATACTTGTCTGCAATAATTGTCCGTACAATCTATCATGCAGTCGAAGTATTCGTCGATTAGATTGTCTTGAGAATATTCAAGCGTCTTTATATCGTCGTGATGAATCCATTCTGCCATTTGATTGTGGGACATCCGATTTCGCATAAATTTCTTCTCCTCTGAATTGTGGTCTACATAACGAAGTTTAGCATCACTTCATCTTGTTCGTCCTAATTCTACCATTATTTATACAATGATCCCCGATATTTGTGTTGAACTTCACACACTGTAATGGCGTATTTTTACCCAAGAATTAATACTTACGATCATTTATATAAACCATTGTCAGAAAACATGCAGTGATGGCAACAGTTCCTGACAATGCTAATATTGTTGTTTGTACTACGTCCACTAAATTTACTTAACATAACGTAATATTTATACTACCAATCACCTTCTGAGTTCAAGGAGTCCTGATATTCCATGTTGTTTTTACAATAGGCGTGAACATCTATCTCCATTTTATGATGAGCACGAGTGTGAATTACTTGTATCATTCCCACTGATCCTACAAGACATAGGTTCATAACTGTCAATGGGTGACCCAAATACCTCAGATATTTCACGGCAATAAAAAACCTCTACAATATGTAGAGGTTAAACGACAAGTATGTATTTGTCAACTGTCCATCAGCTCTTAGATGCGAACTTGCGTTCTACCTTAATACCACGATACATTAGTTCGTGACGTTGCTTTTGAGCAGCTTCTGCGAGTACCTTTGCGTTGTACTCTGCGGTGTCATACTCGACACCTCTGTATGTGACCTTAGCCATTTGGTTTCTCCTGTAAGTAATAGGGGTTTGTGAAAACTCCGTTCCTTCAGTCGGCATTTGCGTCCCAGCACCCAGGCGTTGCTTCTTGTATAACAAGAACCAGTTCCGCCTTCTCGTACTCACTCATTGTGTTGTTCTTTACCAACCGATCTGTAAGATCGTATGCTTGGGAACACTCCAGTGAAGTATAGAGTAGCAAGAGAGGTATCATGGGATGAACGATCCGTTCCGTGTCGGCTTACTTGCGTCCCGCTTGGTCGCCAAAGGCAACTTGGGGGATGAACGTGTGTGTTAATTATAACACATTTCAATTATTTATGCAAGTTTTTTGTATCAATACCTACCGTAGTGATACAATTTTATGAAGATTTAAGATTGTCACCTAGCACTAGAGTGTCTAGACCAGTTTCGTAAAATAGTTCCAAGGCATCCCCAAACCTTCCAGCTATGGGTTTACCACCATTATTTAGAGAGGTGTTGAGCAAGACAGGTGATCCTGTCAACTTCTCAAACTCCTGTAGTAGACTGTAATAATCTTCCTGAGATTCATTTACTGTGTTGATTCTACATGTTCCATCTGCGTGTGTGATTGTAGGATACCTGTCTGGTTCTAATACATCAGTCACATATAACATGTATGGACTAGGACCATTCCAATCAAAATTTTCACTCACTTTCTCTTCTAATACTGAGGCACCGAATGGTCTGAATGGTTCTCTGTGTTTTACTTTATTATTAATGTAGTCTTTACCATGAGGGTCAAAGGGGTTCATAAGAATACTTCTGTTACCCAATGCTCTGGGACCTACCTCACCATGTCCTTGATACCATCCAACAATCTCACCTTTGGCGAGTCTCTCTGCGGTCTCCTTGATAGTTTTAGTAGAAGGTCTGTCAACAGGAGCCTGATCATCTTGCATGAAGGGGAATCCTTCTACAGGAAGTCTCATCATGTTATGTTCCCTTCTCAGAAACTCAATAGCACCGAGACTTAGACCCTGATCATATGCGTGTGGAGGTATGACCAGATTAGGTATAGCATCTTTCAATACCTTATTAATAATAGTATTTTGTGCTACACCACCAGAGTATCCCACTACATCATCTGGTTTGATGAACTCTTGGAAATGTCTGAGATAAATCTGTTCTGTATATTCATGTGCTGTATGAATATAATCCATGATGTATTGTTGATCATGAAGATGTTGATCTATTACATCAAAATCCCATAATATTTCCAGATCATCTATACCTAGACTCTTATCACATACGTCTGGATTGTGTTTACCAAACGCTTTCAGAGCCATGATCTTCCCTGCCTGATCTAAGTAGTGTCCACCTAATTGTAAGGCAGCACCCATCCTAGTCATAATAAATCCAAGACTGGGCGAACCCACTTGACTTGGATATATGCCTTCGGTCTTACCATAGTCTATGAGTTTATCATCTCTCCACACACTACGGTACATCCAATCATCACCAAATCCATCAAAGACAAAGTGAAGATTAGGTTTGACCTTCATAGGCCAGAAACTTAGTGTATGTGCATAGTGATGATCTATTCTATGAATAGGGCATCTAAATCCCAAGTCTCTAAAGAAAGGTATTTCTACTACTTCTGATATCTCTTTGGAATTTATGGCAATGGATTGATGTACGACACCCATCCTTTCATATTCGGTTCCAGCACAGTCCATGATGATACAGACACCATCAATAAACCAAGGTTGAATATTCCAATCCTCAAGTATTCTTGTCCATTGATATACTCCGTTCTCAAAACCAACATGCTTACATTGGTAATCTCTCTCGAAAGATCTGTATCTTACAGTCTCACCATCATAGTATGTTACGTTTGCGTCATGAGCATCTAGTCTCAGACCTAATAATTTCATGCGACCCTACGGCTCAAAATTTTACCCGAATTTTTTTTCCAGCTTTTTGTGTTTTAAAAGCTGATTTTACATTGGAGGCATCGAAGGATCATCGACAGGCATACCAGAACCAGGCATACCGTATCCGAAATCCATTCCACCACCACTACCCATGCCAGGAGGCATGCCAGGAGGTCCTTGTTGATCTTGTCCGCCACCAAACTGTCTGTTGACTCCGCCTGGTTGCATCTTCTCGAACCCATGTTCCACCCTGTGAGCTTCAACAATTTCTTTAATTGATGTCAACTCTTTCTGTAGATCCTTTAACTTGTAGAGGATCAGATCAATCTTATCTTCCATACTGAGATCTATTCCTAATGATGATTTGGTTGTTAGCGTAGTCTGGAATGAAGTCCAGTACATCTTCGTGAGGCCAGTGCATTTCCTCGTACAAAGCATTCAATCTTTCCATGTCTTCCCAAAGATCATTAATATGTTCTGTCGGAAAAACATTTTCTTCTGGCTCTAAGTTTCCGTGCATTGTTATCTTCCTAAGAAATAGTGATTGATTGCTTCAATCTTCTCATGTGCTTGAGCGACAGCGTTAAGTTCACCATCTATGGCTCCCATGAGGTCTGGATGCTCTCCAATTCCCACAGGTTGATTGAGATAGATCTCAATGTTCTGTTGATGTTTAGCGATTAATCCTTCATAATAACGGATTTGTGACTTTAGAATGTCATCACGCAAGTTAACCATAATTAAACCAGTTTGTATTGTTGTAAGTATTTAACAGTTTCTGCAGCGCCTCCAATGGTGCGGTCATCAACTGAGACTTGAGGGAATGTAGATCCCTCTCCAAACTGAGAGATAAATTCTTTCTTGTCGAAGTGTTCGTCAAGTTTGTATTCTACAAAGTTTAGTTGTGCTAATTGTAACACGGAAATAACTTTCTCGCAATGACCACAACCTAATTTTGAGTAAACGGTGAAATTCATTTTGCCTCGTATGTTTGGAACCACTCTTTGAGTGAAATTTGATAACCAGATTCACGATAAGGAGGCTCCTTGATCCCCTTCATCCTTTTATAATCATTGTGCATTGCCATGAGTAACCAACTCTGGCTAAGGGAATGAGGTCCTTCTTCCAAGAGTTCTCTTTGTCTCTTGGACACCACCTTCATCCCTAAGTATTCTTTTCTCCAAGATGTATCCATCAGAGAAGTATCGCTCCAATAATAAATCCTTTAGCGAAAGCAATACATTTGATTTGATAGTCTGTTAGATTGAATTTCTTTTGAAACTTATCAATCATTTTCTTATCCCATTCTACTGCCTTATCGAAAGCACCTTTTGCTTTATGCTTGAAACAACTCATACGTTATGTGAAAAAAACTATTTAGATTATATCACTTCAACTTGAAAGTGTAAATGTGTTTTCCTGGCGTGTTGACATAATGTGCATCTCCTGACTCCAGTGCATCTCTAAGTTTCTGTGCAAATGGTTTTAATTTATTCTTATACTTTGTTCTGATTGCCTTATCATGATAAGTTTTATCACCGTACTGTATGAGTCTGCCTGGCGAAGTTAAACCCTCATATTTGAAATTGGTCGCCTTGTATATGACCCCTCTGTGACCGTGAAATGCGTCTGCATAGGACACGATGACCTTGTGGTCGGTATTCTTTTTCAACCACCTCTGAGTCTTTCCTATGAAGTAACTCTCTGTACACTTAGGGGTGGCATCAATACAACACAGTCTCCTGAGTTCAATGACATCACTCTCACTCTCTCCATACTTCCTCCACGCATTTGCCATACCTAGAGGACCATATATCATTGCACCTATCAAGGTAGAGTCACAGTAAAGTCCAAACACATGAGATATTCTGAGTCCATTGACACTCTTAGAGTAGTGCCATGTCTCTATAAAATCTCTCACACATTGTATGTTAGTTACCTTGACATCAAAATCCGTTACCCTTTTACCCAAGGGCACTGAATAATCGTCATAGAGAAGTGACTTCAACATACAATAATTATATCAATCAAATGATCTTTTGTCTATGGGAGTGGAGGGACTCGAACCCTCACGACATTGCTGTCAACAGATTTTAAGTCTGGTGTGTCTACCGATTCCACCACACTCCCTGGCGACTCAAGTAGGACTCGAACCTACGACCGACTGCTTAGAAGGCAGTTGCTCTATCCAACTGAGCTATTGAGTCTGGTAGGACTGTCGGGAATTGAACCCGATTGACTCCGTTATAAGCAGAGCGCATTAACCAATATGCGACAGTCCCTTGTGTGTCACTCCGTTATTATACCACAGTTGCCATAAAAAAAACCCTCTCAGAGAGAGGGTTTTGAAAGATTTAAGATTTTGTATCTTAACCAATAGAAGGTGCAGTTAAAGCAACTTCAGTAGTCTCGGCAGCAGCCAAGTCTAGTGGGAAGTTGTGAGCGTTACGCTCGTGCATTACTTCCATACCAAGGTTAGCACGGTTAAGAACATCTGCCCATGTAGGAATCACTTTACCAGAGTTGTCTAGAACAGACTGGTTGAAGTTGAAACCGTTAAGGTTAAATGCCATTGTGCTGATACCCATTGCGGTAATCCAGATGCAAACAACTGGGAAAGCGGCAAGGAAGAAGTGTAAACTTCTTGAGTTGTTGAACGAAGCATACTGGAAGATTAATCTACCGAAGTAACCGTGTGCAGCTACGATGTTGTATGTTTCTTCTTCTTGTCCGAACTTGTAACCATAGTTCTGAGACTCTTGCTCAGTTGTCTCCCTGATCAAAGAAGATGTTACAAGTGAACCGTGCATTGCAGAGAAGAGTGAACCTCCGAATACACCAGCTACTCCAATCATGTGGAATGGGTGCATAAGAATGTTGTGCTCTGCCTGGAAAACAAACATGAAGTTGAATGTTCCAGAAATTCCAAGTGGCATACCGTCAGAGAATGAACCTTGACCGAATGGATACACAAGGAATACTGCCATTGCAGCAGATACAGGTGCGGAATAAGCAACACAGATCCAAGGTCTCATACCTAATCTGTATGATAATTCCCACTGACGACCACAGTATGCTGTGATGCCGATTAGGAAATGGAATACAACTAACTGATAAGGGCCTCCGTTATAGAGCCACTCGTCTAGTGAAGCTGCTTCCCAGATTGGGTAGAAGTGTAGTCCGATTGCGTTTGAACTTGGTACAACAGCACCAGAGATGATGTTGTTACCATACATTAAAGAACCAGCAACTGGCTCTCTGATTCCGTCGATATCGACAGGAGGTGCAGCGATGAAAGCTACGATGAAACAAGTGGTAGCTGCGAGGAGGCAAGGAATCATTAAGACTCCGAACCAACCGACGTAGATACGATTGTTAGTGGATGTAGTCCACTCGCAAAACTCGTCCCATCCAGCTAACAATCCGCCACGTTTGCGTTGTGAAAGAGTTGTCATTGAAAGAGTGCGATGTTATGTGAGTAAAATAGAGACGTAATTTAACGACCCATAGGTCTCGGTTAGCGGGTCGAAGGAAGTGTTGAAATCAACACCCCTACATTTATATATGTTAACAGTTATTTACATTCTTGTCAACCGTTTCTTGGACTTTTTCCTTTTCTTTTAATCTTTCCAGAAACTCCTCGTCAGGTGTGAATACTATTGGTCCTTCCAAAATTCTCTCCTCCAATTCATCAAGCAGTGGATCCTTTTCATTCTGATTCATGGCGTTCTTTACTAGTTTTCCAAAAATAATTTTCTTCTGATCCCAGTCCATCCCGATCATGACCGTTCTCTACTTGGTAGTAGACAGTAGACACCTTGAAGTCAGGGTCTGTTGGTTTCTCAGGAGTCAGACTGTTATCGTAAATTCTCATCCTATTGTTAGGGTACAAAGCGAATTGTCCATTGTCAAGCTCCAAAAGATTAAAACTTTTGTGCTCTGGAGGTTGTTCACTTGTAGAATAATCTACTGCGTCTATGTCCTGATGATAGTTGTCAAGAGTACAGATGTAAGTTCCTGTTTGGTTGCCGAAATCTCTAGTCATGATCTCATAGTGCATAGATCCAATGAACTGTTTCTGCACTGCCACCACACCGTAGTCCATACAGTTCCAAAACTGTAAGTTGTGAAGTGTCATGTCTGGTTCTGGTAACTCTGGTGATGATACGAAGGCACTGATAGGTAACTTATCATACATCGCCGCATAGTCTGGTAGGTATGTCTCAAAGTAAAAGGCACGGCCTGGAATTGACTTACAGGATACCCAATATCCTTCTACAAATTCTCCGTGTCCGCTCTTATGATCTGTTAAATATTCTTTCCTTACCCACACATGATAGGAGGGTAGATTACAAATTAGTGCTGGCATCTTTCATACTGTGGTGGTGTGTAGTGATCATTCCAATGGCGAATATTGCCTGCAATGATAAAGCAATTAGTTACTACTAGCTGGACAAAGATAAGAGTTCTTATTAAAGCAACCTTGTCGGCCTCTTTATCAGACTTACCAGACTTGTCTCCAAGTGCTTTTGCCCAAACTCTCCAGAATTTTTTCACTCAATTAATAGTTCTATTATAATAATTTATCCTACTTTCTGCAACCCCTTTAATACGTTTGACTTCACATCTAAGAGTCCTTCCGCACTAAACCAAGGAGCACTCTCCCAATCGAAACCTTCTCCAAATGTGTTGTCTGCATTGGCAACATACCAATGGCAAGATGTGTCTGGTAGATCTACTGCACACTCAGACCAGTCATCTGACCACTGAGGAACCTGTACCCACAATGTTTCTGCGTGGGCGAGTGCTGGGTATGCTAAAGAAAATGAAATGAAAGATATAAATGCCCAGATAATTGAAGGTATATATTTGACACTCATTGGTCTCTTATATACCTCCATAACATCATGGTATGATTGTGGGAACATGTCTGACATCATAATAGTCCTAAAGACCCTGCTGTGATACCTACGAAAACGAAAAAACCAAACTCAACTAGATCTCTGGAGCCTGGTGGGATAGTATTTAATAGTGAGGCGAGGAATATCATGCGAATACGAATGACATTCCGCCGTTTGCACAAGCTATTACGCTTACTAGGAATAGACTTGTTGAGATAAGATGGATCATGTTATGCACCTGATGGAACTTGAACTGGGACTAACTGTTGGTCTGAAACCCTGACACCTAATCCACCACCGTCATCATCATCGTCATCATCATTGATGATTCTGAGATATAACTCTAACAATACGAGAACAGCCATGGGGTAGAACAACCAGACTATTGCTTTCCATACTGGATAAGAGTCGGCAGCAAACTGATATTCATTCATATATTGTCCCTATGTGTTGGATTGAAAATTTTTAATATGTTTTTATTTAGTTTTGTAAAGTTCTAGGGGAAAAAAAATTTGACCCTAGAACATACCGAAGAACATGTGACCTGTGGTTAAGTCAGAGATACATGCTGCTAATAGACCAATCATTGCTGCTCTACCATTCCATGTCTCTGCCCAGATCTTCTGGGGTTCTACTCTACTGTTCTTCTCAAAGTGATTGTCTATTGATTTCTGCTTAAAAGTTTTAGTCATTAAACAATGCCTGGTATAAGTTGACCTGTGAAGGCATAAACTGTGCAAAGTGTGACGAATCCCATCATTGCTACACGTCCTTGTGCCTTGATGAAAATATCTTTGTTAGACATTAAAAGATGCCTGGGATGATATTTCCTGTTGTTGCGTATGCACCTACTGCTGCAACGAAACCGAGCATAGCTGCCCAACCGTTAAATCTTTCTGCTTCTGGAGTCATGATAGTGTACCGTTTGTGTGTTGATTGTGTTTAGAAAAAGCCTGGAATGATCCAGCCTGTGAATCCGTAATTAACTACGGCTGCGAACAAACCCATCATCGCTAAACGACCGTTGATCTGTTCTGCGTTCTTCCAATAATTCATTTTAGAATATGCCTGGAATGATTTGACCTGTTGTTGTGTATGAAACAAGTAGTGATACGATCCCAATCATAGCCCAACGACCATTGGTTTTCTCAGCATTCTTGCCATACCCTTCATAGGATTCGTCAAGAGTCATACGAGGTTCGATAGAATAGATGTTCTGTCTTCCGCCCGATTCTGTAACTTTACCTTTTGCGATTGTCATTCAATTATTAAGAAACGTAACATAATTATATATAAAAGATAAAATTTTGTCAAGTTTCTTAACATTAATTATTTCTGTATTCTAATATTCGTACTCTTGTAAGATCTCTAGGGCGCAGTTTAGAGCCTGCTGTGCTGCCCATCTTTCCTTATCATCCCAAGTGGGATACCAATTTTTTGTGTCAATGCCATGTTTGATCTTTAGGAGTCTAGATTCCATATAGCATTTGGTTAATCTTCCGTTCATGAGGGTCCTCTAGGCGGTTCTGTTAGATATACGTTGCCTGATATAGTAGTTCCTTCTCCACCACTCGTTACAAAGTGTTCTATCCACGAGGGAAAGATAATGATACTACCAGCAGGAGCATTGGGAATGAAATCCATAGAGATTGCAGTACCATACATTGCCCACTGATTCATTATCAGTTTACGAGAAGGATTCATGAAAACAGTTCTGGAATAATCCACAGACTCCACAATAACGAAACTCCATTGAGCTCCTGAGTGGATGTGTGGATCTTGCCAGTCGTGTTTACCGTATTTGTTACGCCATACCTGTCCAATTACAAAATCATCTGGTATGAACTGTTGTATGCACTCTGAGATGAGTCCTTTAACATATTCATATGATTCCTCTGTAAAGTTATCATTTCCTAGTGTTGTAGGACAAGCACTGAGGAATGTAGGTTGAAAATTCTCTGACACCAAGTTTACTTTATCGAGGTCAATTTCCTCAATGAAAAATGGTGCAGCGAATATAGCGTGTGGGTTTCTCATATAATAATTATAACAGAAAAAAGACCCACTGCAATCACAGGGGTCTTTTGTTTTTATATACTAACGTATTTGTACTTAGAAAACGTACTTAGCACCGATTTTAGCACCGTATCCGTTGTCTGCTCCATCAGCAGTTTGGAAGGTGAGTTCGCCGTAACCAACAACAGACTCAGACAAATCAACAGATCCACCTGCCTTTGCAAGGAATTCTGTGTCAGAGTCACCACCATCAGGTGAGTTTACAATAGGACCACCTTGGACATACCAGTTAGATCCTTCGTAACCAAGTGCAAACTCGGCTGTAGTTGCAGTGTAGTCTCCACCAGTGAATGAAGAATTGGTTTCAACGTTTACATAAGGTCCTGCGAAAGCAGCACCAGCGAAAAGGGGAGCAGCAGCTGCGGCTGCGATTACATTTTTGAACATTTAATTTCTCTCTAATTTACTTGCTGAGTTTTTTTACCAGCAGATGATAGAAGTCTCGACATGACTTCGTGTTAGGTTTGAATCGAAGATAGACCTAGCGCGAGTAATTGAGGCATTCGGAATACTTGTTCCTCCACAACACGTCTGTTATGGAATCGTGACACTGGCGGGATCGCCAGTTCCATTTATTTAGTTTAACAAATTTTTTAGGATTTGTCAAGCACCCTGTCCTTTGTTTCGGGGATCACCACCAGCAATCCTACCTAGATAAGGATCAAAGTCGGATAACATATCAATAGTGATGTCCCCACCCCTTGTAGTCCAGAGTTCTCTGAGACCATCGTGACTCCCCCTATGGAAGATCTCAATGTGTTCTTCATGAATTGAGGAACCTAGTTCGATTTTGTATAGGAAGACAGGACAGGCATAAGATGCACCTGAGTTGTAGATCAGGTCATCAGCGACAGGTCTAGGTTTCACGCCATTGTCGAGTTTATATTTCTCTCCTCTGACATGAAGTTTCAATAGTTTCTCAGCATGATGTCTAGTTATGACATAACATGCAGTAGAAAAGTCATTAATAAATCTACGATGAACCTGTACATGTAGTTCGCCAGGGCAGATAACTGCAACTTGAACTGTGTCCCAGTCGTATGGCATCCTAGAGATGAATTGTCTCCATGTGAATGTCCAGAACTGTGCGATACTAATGTCACAATCATCTTCCATAATGATTGCATATGGTTCATCAGTCTCCTCAACAAAATGTTTGAGTGCCTTTAGGTGAGAAGTCACACAACCAATCTCACCAGGCGTAATACTGTCAGGATACTTACCAACCAAGATCTCACTCAGGTCGTCACCTGTGGAAGGTCTACCATCATATGCAGAGATACGAGTGTAGTTTTCAATCTCCCATTCTTTGAGTTGTTCTTCCATCCACTTCATCCTCTCTGGTTGTTCATCCAGATTAATGATGTAAAGCGGACCGAATCCTCTAAGTTTGTATGCAGATTTATTTGACATCGAAAAAGAATGTTTGTGTGAGTCTACTTGTTTCTAGCGTGTTGCCAAAACCAGGCAGAATACTTCTATGATACAACACTTTGCCACGATACGCAACCAGCCTATTGTAAACATTTCCTACACCGATATTCATATCAGTGTCGGGCGACTCATAGATACCAGTTCCAGAATCAAGAATAGGATCGGGAGTCAGATATAATACTGCTGCCCACTCTCCTTGATTTTCTCCCTGACTATCAACATGAACCCAAGTTTCTGTTCCTTCTTGGCATGATTGAAAACAAAAAGTGTCCTGTGTCCAATCCCATACAATCTCTCCTCCGAGAGCAGTCTTTAGTTTAGTCTCTACTTCTTTTTGTAGATCCCCACCTAACCTATGAGACCTTACACCAGGCACAGATTTTTGAATCCTATCAAAATCTAAGGATAAGGCATGAAACCTTATCCTGTCTGGGTCATCTAAAAAATTATCTATTACAATTAAATTACGATCCATCCGTCACAATATAAGTCCTTAAGATTTTTGTCTTTATAATCTGGACCGAACCATTGTTTAGGTGCTACGACTTTTCCTCTACCATTTTGTAACCATGCACCCCACCATGATAGGGATGAGTTAGCAATGATTGCACCAGAACATAAACTCATGATGCAGAGATCAACGAATGGTTCATAAGATCCATCGGGATATTTGTCTGTTGGTTCTGATACAAGGAATCTATCATCAGCAAAGAACTCCTGTTCGTTTACCCACTCAGGAGAGTCTGAACAAACTACTATGGGTTGATCCTCTGGAAACTCCTTGAGTGCCTTCTCATAGTATTCTACAGGTTGTGGTGGATGTTGACCAGAACATTCGGTGTAAGACCATTTAAACCCTCTGGCATCTACTAGATTAGGATCTCCTCTCCTTACATGTAAGAACAATGGAACCTGATCTAATGAATCTACCATTTCCTTACAAGGTCCTAGAATAGAATCATGGAAAGTAAAATCTCTCCTGATATCTTGTTCTATATTTTTGAAATATTTTTCTGTCTGAAAGAATCCAAATAAACTTACATCATTGGGGCACATTCTATGGAGTTCTTCATCAAACTCAAAATGTTTTTCGATTACTACAGGAGCGTGACCTCTATCAAGAACTGCAAGATTACTTCTTCCTACACTCTCTAATGTAAAGGCTCTGTGTAAACTATAATTATCTACTCTCTTAGATTCAAAAGGTGGAATACCAAATTCGTATCCACGCATTGCAGAGATACCCCTAACGGCAGCATACTGAAACATTTGATTACCTAGTCTGCCTAGGTTACCCATTTGATTAAAGGCTAGCATTTAGTTCGTTCCCCCTGCGTTTGATGTAGTCTAACTTTGCATAGTATTGTGTCAAAGACTCTTTATCTTGAGTCCTAATCCAGTTCCACAATCTATCGTTATCTTGAAACTTAGGATTGTGATAATGTGAATTGAATGTTCTGCCATGTTCAAAGTGATAGATGTCATCAATGACTCTGCCAACTTTAAATCCAAAACAATTTAGTCGGTAATAAAACTCACAATCTTCTGCTCCCCATGAGATGAATTCTTCATTCCATAGTCCAGCAGATACTTCTGCGGTTTTGGTTATCATTTGACCCCATCCAATAGATGATGGAATCCTAACTTTGTGATCTTTGAGAACTTCAAAGTCAGCATCGTTACCATCATGTGATGATAAAAACTTATCCAATAATTGATCGGAGTAAGTTACTGCCCACTGGTAGATACCACATCCAAAAGGATAGACAGCATCCGATCCTTCCTGTGTGATGGCACGGTGAGCAAGTTGATGTGAGTTCTTTAGTACAACAACATCCACATCATGATTGTATAGAATAGGAGTATCAGCGGCAACGCATAGGTCATTTAGTATTCTTGTTTTGTGAAAAAATTTCTCTGAATTTTGTTCAAAGATATGTCTAAGTTGTGAAGTATCTCCCACATAACTTTTGATGCGAGGCAAAGCACTCTCACTGAAGTGTGATTGCGTGTCTACTTCTTTTACAATAACTTTTGCTTCGGGAAAGCATTTCATTATGTAAGTAATAGAGGTGATTAC